ACGTTCACGTGTAGCGAAGCCATTATTTTCCAGTTTGCTCTTCTTTTATCTCTTCTTCCTTTGGAAGATTTATTCTTCGGACAAATAGACATTTACTTATACCTCCTTAAATTTGCATAAAAAAATAGAGCCATCTGGCTCTAATAGTTACAATGTATCATCAGCACCTACTGTTCTTCTGAACCGTGCAGTGCTTCTGTATGTGTCCTGCGAAGTATTATTGAACTCAGGCATGGAAGTTATTTGAAATCGCAGACGTTTGAAAAGTCCGGCAACCGTAGCCATGATAGCTTCGGCTTCTTCCTGGCTTTTGTTGGTTATCACATCCACCTGGTAAGATGCTGTGATTCCATTAACAGACCGTCCTTCAAGGTCTTGTCCTGTCTCTGTGAACGGCATAGCATGGAAATAAACCGTAGGGAATGTAGGGTCTGACAAATCCTTACTTTTGTCCGTCACATAAGCTTTTGGATGACTCTGCGGTATCTTCATTTTTAAGTACGATGCAATCTTGACTTTGAAATCTGATACCCACTGATATTCATTAACCGCCATTTCCAAACACCACCTTTGCTGTCTGTAATACAATTTTACGAAGTTCTATTGCAGTCAGGTACATAAAAGGTCTTGAAGGCATACCTTTTGTTATATGAAGTTTTCTGTCATCTCCGATATAACTCCAGTAGTATTCTCCGGCTTTCACATAAGTGCTTCCATGCACTTCAATGTCTTGTAATGCTTGCCGAATTGTTTTACCGGAGTTGTATTTCCATGTAACACCTTCCGGCAAAGGATATGGATATTCTTTCTTTCCACCAATGCTACCAAGAGTACCAAACTCAACGAAAAGCGCATGGTCTGTACCGGCAACCACCGACCAAACACCGCCACCCTTTACAGAGCCAACGTATTCCGCATGAATGCTTTGCAAAAGTTCTGATGTAAAGATAGCATCAAGGTCAGCAATCTGCACTCTAGCAATCTCTACGCCCTTTTCTGCCAGCGTTTCTGCCAGTAGTCTACATTTATACTCTAAACTATTTTCATAGTCTCTAAGAGCCTTTACAGCCGCTTGTATGGACTTTTGGTCAAACAGATTGATATTGATAGGTTTAGCCATAGCACACCTCACAGAATGTCCAATTCCTTGAACACTTCAAGCATTTTAGGAAATTGAATAGCAATCCAGTCTACCATTGTCTCTTCATGTCCGAAACGTTGGTTATGCTCAAAATTTGACTGTAATCCACTTTCAGATAGAAAAGCATGAACAATCTCATGCCTTAACTGTTTTTTCATAAGCCATTCAAAGTTTCCAACATTATTGTAATTGTCTTTTCTGACAGCGATTATTTTATTAGTATAATCGCAATAACCGTCACAATCTTCACTCGAAAACTTTTTTCTCTTAATCGTATATTCAGTTCCTAATATGTTTACAGTTTTTTGCATCCTATTTCACCGTCTTCTGCAACAAAAACAAATCTGCTGTCAGTCCTTCGTCTGCAACGCCTTTGACAACATAGTCCGCAGTCTTGCTGTCCACAAGTCCGTCATCGTCACGACCTACTTCTGACTTCTTCCAGATAACATCTCCTGCCTTAATCGGCAAATAGCCTTTGTCGGTAACAATCTGACAATACGAACTGGAATCATCAATACCAAATTCTTTTACCAGTACTTCCGACAGCTTATTACTGATGTTGGCAGAAAAAAGGACGGGTTCAGAATATCCGGTAGTTTCTCTCAAAACCACCGGAATCCTTTCTCCGTCCATCTCGATGTACTTTATTTCTCCGTTTTCGTCCCGGTCATAAATCGTGACTTTTTCTCCCTGCCGTGAGTACTTCATGTCCTGCTTGTTAATGTCAAGCATCTTTCTTCACCTGCTTGTAAATCTGATTTACACCAGTGCTTGCCAAACCGGAAACAATTCCGACCGCAATCGCATTCAGCACATCATTTGCCGGGAAATCCGGAATAACATACATTCCTACTACTCCGAGGATTCCACCGACAATGCCGACAACAACCGGGATGTAGTTATCCTTAATGACCGGAATCAGCTTCGCTCCAATACCGGCAAGATAGCAGATAACCACGATTGCAACACAAGTTCCTACCTGTGAAAAATCCATCATTCCTTACCTCCGTTCTCTTTAATGTTAAGTCTTTCCTCAATTCCATCAAGTCTATGATGCGCAGATGCCGTACTGGCTTCAACCTTTGCCAGCTTCTGTTCATGCACTGCAAGCTCTTTCTTCATCTCTGAACGCTCGCTTTTCATTTCATTGATAGTATCAAGGATGGTATCCAGTTTCATGTTGATGCGTGTGTTTTCTTTCACACGTTCCTCAATATCCTTTGTGTCTGTTCTTTTGCTATTTTTCAGACCAATGTAGACGGAAAAACCGAGTGATAACACGCTTATAATGATTGCTGTAGATAACTCTATAGTCACATCATATACCGCCTTCCTTGTTTGTTGGCACACCGCCCACCACCCTTAAAGTGTGCCGCCTGCAACCTTATTACTGGAATCAGTAACATGGTCACGCACAATCTTCTTTTAATTACAATACATTTGCAAATGGAAATACGCCAACAAACAGATCCTCACGGTCTCTCCATTTTCTCGACACTCCATTCTCTGAATAGCTTGCCATGAAGTTTTCACCGGCTTGCGATCTGTCATACACGACAAGATTAACCACAACGGACTGAAATTTTTTCATATCCGCAGCAATCTTCTCTTCCGTGTAGCTTTTCGGGTATATTCTCTTTGCTCTGATGTCGGCTTCTGCTTGACTGATAAGTTGTTCCAAAATAGGATTTTCTTCCAAATGGTCAAACACGACCTTGGAGCTTTCAGAATCACTTTTAGAATCAATATGAAATTGTTTCAGACGGATTTTTACTTGCTCCAAAGTCGTATATTCTGCCATGTGTTACCTCTTATTCATCCTTTGCAGTTACCGTAGTAATACCTGCTTTTACTGCTCTGTAATTAGGATCACACTCGATAATCATAATTTCCTTGCCGGTTATTGCTTCAATTTCAGAAATGCCGTCCCAAGTAGCATACGTCTTTACATTTCCAAGATAAGAAGGTAATTTACAATCATCTGCTACCTTGTATTTGTAAGAATTGTCACCGCTTTTTGCAGGGGAAACGCTTACTTTCGTGTATCCATTAGTTGTTTGGCTTGCAGTGCTGTTCACTACCAATGTATCCAAACCGCTTTCTCCTTCGGTTAAAGTACCGATTACGATTCCATAAGGGTTAGGAATTACAGGGATAAACACGCCACTAGCCTTAGTCCACTCAGCAACCGGATCAGGAGTTGCCCACTGGGAAATAGTAATGAATTGCTTTTGGGACAGGCTTGTAAATGCACTTGCCTTTTCTTCTTCCGGAGTTACGCCCCAAAGTCCAGTACCAATCTTTCCGTTTCCAGTAGATACATAAAGAGTAAATACATTATCCGGTAAAAATCTCTTGGGAGTTCTCGTTGTATTTTCCTTGTTGGCAATTCCGTACATATCATCATCAATTACCATATTCAGACCATACAGGCTAAGTAACAGATTTGCCACTTCTGCCGGAGTAATTGCCATTCCAACGAAATTAACTCCCTTAATAGCTTTCATGATTCCTTCATTCTTAAGCATATAAGAGCGCATTTTGGTAGAAGTCAGTACAGTATTGACAACATATCCTTTGTCAAGAGCCATCTGAACCATGTCTGCAATATCTCCAAGGATATCATGGGTAGGATCTTCCCAGCCTTTCAGTGCCTTGAACTTATTTACTTTGAAGTCAATAGCAAAATTGAGACCATTTTCGTTAATGGTCATCTTACCGGTAGACATAACTTCCATTTTTGCGATTTCAGTTCTTGTCTTAACAGAATCAGACAGCCGACCCATATCGTCATATACATAGTCAATCAGGTTGCTTTCTCTTACACCATGATTCAGCAACTGTCGTAATCTTTCAGACTGGTTGATTTTTTCCTTGATCAGCAGCTTTTCTACGCTTACTTTTTCGAATCCAGGTCTTACACCAATAGCAGCTTCGGTATCAAATGCGTGTACCATTGCTGCGGTAGGAAGATCCATTCCTTCGGAAAGTCTTTCATACTCTGCTTCAAGGTTCTCGGTCTTGATATCAGGGAAAAGACGGTCACCTACATAATTTCTTGCGATAGAATAGTTTTGGGAAAAATCCAATCTATCCTTGTCTGTAATCATTGTTAATACACTAGGCATACTGTTCTTACCTCCGTAATTTAATCAAAGTAAATGCCGCTTGCTTTAAGTGCGGTTTCGGCATTGGTATCTACTGCAACAGGCAAATTTGCCTTAATAACACGGCCTGCAATAATTACAGAAATAGGCTTCTTTTCGTCATCTGTAATATCAACATCCTCAAACACAATTCCCTTCGCAGAAGCGTTATTTGTTGGAACCACAGTTCCTGCCTTGATGATCTTCTTATCATCTACCTGTGTTGCCATTGCTTGTGTTCCCTCAAAAGTTTTTAACACAAGTCCGACTTCACTTGCTAAAATGTTTACACCAGAAGTGTAAGTAGTGGTTTTCATGTAAGCCATAACGTTTATACCTCCTTGCTTACTGTTCGATTACATAGCGCTGATTATATTTCTTTGCCATTTCAGCACCTTTACTTTCAGTTCCATTACCACCGCCAGAACTACCACCGCCCGGATTTGTGGTTCCGTTTGCGATTTCCTGCTCTTTAGCCTGTGCCGCAGCAGTCTCTTTATCAGAGATAATTTTTCCGAGTACTTCGTAGTCAAAACTGCCGTCATCCTTGATAACCTGTGATGCCTGTTCAGCAGAAATGTTAAACTTGGATGCCGCATTGCTTCTCTGTTCCGCAATAGCCTGTGTCTTTTCAAGTTCTGCGATTTTTGCATTTGCAGAATCAAGGTCTTTTTGCAGTCTTTCCGAATCGGATAAATCCTTATCTTTCATGGCTGTGTATTCCTTTTCCAACTCACGCAGTCTTGTCAACTCTTCACTGTTTTTGTTTGCTTTTGCGTTTGCTGCCTGAACATCCTTGCTATTCTCAGCAATGATTTTTTCAATCTGTTCATCAGTCAAACCCATAGCTGTCAGTTCTTCTCTCTTCATAAATTACCTCCGTTATGTCCTACGAATTTTTATACGGTGCAACGACACCGGTTGACATTGCCGGTTTATACGCTCACGGCATTGCGAATTTTTATAAAATAAAAACAGCCACCTATTTCTAGGCAACTGTCTTATTTTGCATTTGTTTTACAATTTCCTGTGCTTTTGCCATCTGCTCTTCCATGTTGATAATGTCAGCAGTTTTCCACAGAGCATCAAGGTAAGGCTTGGAAAGGTTGAAAGTCTTTTCGCAATCTCCCCAAAGTCCAACCGTTTTGATTGCAATAAGCGGATGAATACCACACTGCAGAAGTTGCAGTAATGTCTGCGACTTGGTATACATATTATCTTGTGGACTGTGGTTAATCTGCACATCAAAATCTCTAAGAGTGATTTTCAGATCTTCTTTCTTAATGCGAATAACATTCAGCGCAACCTTGGCCAGTCTCTTCTCTGCTGTCTTAACAACCGGATCCTTAAGCCTTGCTCTTGATTTTGAAAAATCCCATCCGTTTCTCAGCTCAACCGCACCCTGCGTATCACCGCCAGTGTTTCCTTGCTTGTTCGGTATTCCCAAAATTGAAAGTGCGCTGTCTGTTAAATCGTCCTTGGAGACCTGTGTCTGCGTTTGGTCAAGTTCCTGTGACATGACATCCACATCAGACTTATTGTCTTTATTGATGGACTTTACAACCAATGCATGGTTCATCTTCATTTTTTTGAACTCTTCTTCGTCAATCTCACAGTTTACAAATTTGTACCACGCCTGGATAAATTGCTCTATGCCGTCCATTCTGTTTGACTGCGTATTATTGATTGCATCCAACAGATCTATAACAAGTTCAATATCAGACAACCGCTCATGGTTGTTCGGAAATTCTACAATCGGAATACCACCAAATCCGTGAAGTTTCCATGTATCAGGAACAACCGCACTGTTTTTTATCTTACATTCACAGGATTCCGTGTAGCAGAGCTTGTACCACTCGCCATTTTCATCTTTTAATTCCTGTACCGCCAAAATCGGTTCTTCAGAACTGCGGTTGTAAATAACAAACGTATTCAGAGGATTAGGTGCAACCACACGGATAGGCACATCTCCATTCACAATCTGAATAGCTTTGAATGATGTTCCGGTTGCCGACTGCCACTCACCAGCTTTTATGTCTTTCTCGTGCTTATTTGCATCTGCTAAGTAATCATTCAGTTCATCTACTGCCTTATTTACAGCTTCATCATCTTTTCTGCTGACAAACTGAATAGGCTCTCCGTAAGTCTGAGCGACCTTGAATTGCACCCATTCAAAAGAATGGTTCTCTACTACTCGATTGGTGATATCCTCATTTGACAGCTTTGTTCTGTATAGTACCGGTTGATCTCCTTTGTAGTACTCCCACAAGTACTTGATAACTGGCTTATTGTAATAAAAAACACCGATGCAATCACCGATAACCTTTACAATGTTGTCTTCGGTTATCTGCTCCACATCCGTATATGCAATTTTTCTACCGTGACAACCCTTTACAAGGTCTTGAAATTTCATAGTGTTCATATTTTCACCTACATAAATGTCATTCCGCTGCTCTGATCTCTTTTTGGAAGTTTCTTGATCTCACGTTCTCCGGTCTCCGTATGGTAAACAACCATCTTATCGCAATTCCGGCACTTATATGTCTTGTCGATGTGTGATTTTGAACTGCATTCACCGACTAACCGTCCGCATCCCGGACAGTACACTCTAATTTTTTGGTTAAAAATCATAAATACCTCTTTTCTTCGCACAAAAATACCGCCCTTGCTGATAAGAGCGGTACTTCTGGAGTCTTCACATGATCTGAGGAGGAAATGAAAATATCTTGGAATCTTTCTGCATCTTAATAGTATCACGGAAAAATCGGACATATCGGACAAGTTTAATTTGCCATGTAACGATCGAATGCTTTTCTTACGCTATCCTCTGTGTTTCCACCACCGATTCTATCAGCAACCTTGTTCCATGATAATTTTTCAACAAAACGTAAATTGATGATCCGTCTTATACGACTGTCCTGAACGCTTGCAATAAATTCTTCGACTTCATTATTTTTTTGCAGTAAATCGTCCTCTAAAAGTTGTAAAGTAGCTTTTCTGGAATAAAGTAACGTTCGTTTTCTGCTGTACTCTGGATAAGGAAATCCTTCAATACGAAAATGTTCAGTGCCGCCGCATCCACCTGATACGCTGTCAACAACATTCCCATCCGATTCAATTTTTCTGATATCCGATTCAAGTTTTTTAATCTTCTGCTGTACTTCTTTGATTTCTTCCTGTAAATCTATGTATTGAGATAAAACCTCTTTAGTCACCATAATCAATACCTCCGTCCGAAAGAGAATGGGTTTTGAATTGCTTCTACTTTTGCTACCCTGTTTCCGTTTGTAATTCGCAATGCAAAGTTTGAAAATACATCAGGCACATCATCTAACTGTTTTTTTCCTGAAACAGAATACCTTTTCAGTAACGACATCATTACACCGTATGGTTCGTTAGGCTTATACAATGATGGATCTTTGAATATTACGTGTTGTAAAATCCAGTTAGAGCACTGGAAAATTCTTGCTTCTTTGTTTGTCTCTGTCGGTGTGTCTGTGATGTTGCATATCCATCCTTTACTCTCTACACGCTTATTTACTTCCATTGCCACACGGTCACCGCCGGCATTACGCTCAAATTCGCACTCTTGCACTTTATTATTAACAAGTACATTTGCAGCATTTTCATACTGCATCTCATAATCTGCAGTATTGTCACAAACAGCATCCACGCAGTAATAATCTTCTCCATACTTTTGCAATACCGGAAGAACAAAAAAGTCGGTTCCTTTTCCCTTGGTATCGCATTGCCCGGTAATAATTTCCGGTTCCCCATGTGGCAGATTAAGATAACGTCTGATTTTTTCTTCCGGAAATAACAATCCCTCACGTTCAATAGGCTCTTGCTTGTAAAGACACCTATAAGAGATTTCATCCATGAGTAATTGTTGATCTTCAAAAAAAGCAACCGTAAATCCGGAAAATTCGTAGTCAAAATTGCTTAATCCTGTTTTTGGGTCAATATCCGGCACTGCAATTACTTTTACTCTCGGATTCCCTTCATACATATTTTGGATCCGACCGATTACATCATTTACGCTCCACCTGGTAGCAATATGGATCTCTTTGCAATTCTTTCCGTCAGTATCTTGTGTCTTTCTTTGTCTTGCATCTACCGCATACTTGTCCCACAATTTGTCCAAAATTATAGGATTCATAGCTTCTTCGATGCCACCGATCATGTCATCTACGAACAAAAACTTTGATGCACGTACTTTACCAGCATTTTTACTTCCTACGGATGTACACTGAACGGATGGAAATGGTTTATATTTGCCGATGTTAAACTGCTCCATTTTTGCGTTAGTACTGGTAACAGAAAGATTTGGGAAAATTTCATTCCAAGTGTACTCGTCAGAATTTGTACAAATATCGTACACACCGTCATAGTACATACGTGTAATATCTCCACTGTGGGAGTAAAAAAGGTTAAAATCTCTCGGAAACCATCCTGCTACCAACGCATTCAGCATTTTCTCGACCGTAGTTTTCCCAGCACCTGGGATAAGAGACACGCATAGAATGTCGTATTTATCATCAATCATGCCTTGAATGGCATCCATGAGACCAATTTTAAGAAATTGCTTTCTACGTGGCATATAGAACCGCTCTCTAGGTTCTCTTTTCTTTTCCAAATAGCGGTAGGCACTGTCCACAACCTTATTTTGTGCTTCCAGTAGGAGAACATCGTACAATTTATCTGTCAGAGAATAGTGCGTCTTGTTTGCGAAGGAATACTTTTCCAAATCCCATATGGTTCCTCCGGTTCTTTCCATGCAGAAACGCTCTACAATGCCTTTAGAACGGTTTGTTATCTGTAAGCCATAAGTTATATCCTTTTCACTGTTTATAGCCACTCTGCAGGCTTCTATATACGCATCAATGACCTGTTCATCAATTCCCTTTCGCTGTATGTAATTGTCATAGCTGTTTACTGCCGATATAAGGCTCTGACTTGCCAATATAAAAGAGCCTCCTTTCCTTACATTTTGGAAATTTGGCTCTCTGCGTAGGCACTCTACGACTGGTGCTCTAAATATTCAATTTACTTCCAATCAAAATACGACCGTTTCCCACATACAGGGCACTTGATATTGTAACTGCCAAGACCATCATGCATTACACCCATTATGTCAGTTGCATCGCATTCTCTTTTCTCGAACTCAAATATCGAACCGCATTTATCGCAGGTTAATCTTTTGGTCGGTGCTACTAATTTGTGTCGTTTTATAATTTTCATCCAAGATTCACCACAATTCTATTGATTTCCCCACATTTCGGGCATTTAATCTCAGCCTGTCCGTTGAATTTTCCTAAAAGACGTTTGCATTTGCTACAACGATGTTCGGACAGTTTTACATAAAAACATTTTTTCAAAGTTTCCTCTTCTTCCTTTGTATCTGTCACAACAATCGGGGCTTCTCCAAGTGTTGTACATTCAATTTTTATATTTTCAATATTACCGATGTTTTTAGGTGTGACCTGTCGAAACGCATCACGTTCTATGCTCTCAATTACTGCCGTCATACTCATTTTTTCATCCACCTACTTTCATATCAAGCATATATAATATTTCCTGTTCGGATACTTCTTTTGCTCCTTCTCTAACATGAAACAGTATTTCCATTAGTTGTTGATTATCTTTATCCGTCATTCTGTTTTTATCAATTGTTTCATCGATGCAGTAATATAAACAATGCCCATATCCACACCCCAAACGACTTCCATAAAATGATTTTCCAACAATATCATAATTTTCAGTTTTTAAAATATCGTGCTGATAATCTAAATCGCACCACTTTTTATTATCTTCCAGTTTCTCTTGAAGATATTTTAAGAAATCTACTACTCTTTTTTCTCTATCACTGATGTATAATATCGTGTCTTTCATTTTATTTCACAATCCTTCTGCTTTCTTCCATCACTTTACAGTTCCTTGCAAAATCTCTTTCAATAAAACTTTGCGGTATCCTTCCAAAATTTTCCAAAGCGTATTTTTCTACCGCTTTTTTGGAAACATCTATACTAAAATTTCGTAATGCTTCTGTTTGTGGTTGATAATCTTTCAATCCATTCATCCTCATATCCTCCGTAACCCATGCAGACGGAATCGAACCGCCGACACACATCCTATGCGGATGCTGTTCTACCACTGAAGCTATACATGGGAATCGCACCGTAAAACCTTTTATGGCTTGCGCTTGCCATAACCAAAGATGCATCGCCTACTTGTCACTGACTATCCACAATCTCACAGTCTTGTCTGTTCTCTAATTCATAGGCTTGGTTTTCGCTAAACATATGTGGCTTACGTTTTAGCTAGGGAATAGTTGCCGTGGGAGTTGAACCCACCCGACGCAAACAAGGTACGACTACTTTTGAATCTGCAAATTCTACTCGCAGAAGTGTTTTTCGTTGACCGATAATGAGCAACTACTATCCATACATCTCCCATCGACCTGAACTATTGCAGTAGTGCCAGACTAAGTGGAGATAAAGATAAAGTTGGGATGATGGGGCTCGAACCCACAGCCTATGCCTTAGAAGGACACTGCTCTTTCCATTTGCGCTACATCCCAATGTGCGTTTCCATAAGCTGTATGCCTACATTTAAGGCACTGACACAGCGCAACACTTATGGCTATTTTTATTTTCGCAGGGCATCCGCCAGTTACCTGCTAGTTGGGAGCGACCCAACCGTCTACGCCAATTTTATGTCCGCAATGGCTGTGCGGGATTTTAATGTCTTTACTGACAACCCACGGATTAAAACCTACAACGGTATTCCGCAAAAACCGGGATATCATAAACCGGTTAAACCCTCACGAGCCTTGCGACGGCTCTTAACAGCATTCCGCTATGAGGTGAAAGGAGTGTCTCCAATGGAAAAGTATGGAAGACAATTCGCAGATGGCAAAGACCGAAAGAAGAAAACATCTGCGAAACAGGACTACCAGGATTCGGACCTGGGATGCAGCAGTCAAAGTGCTGTGCCTTACCGCTTGGCGATAGTCCTAAACTCCGGGAGAGAGACCATCTGCTCCCGGATTATTTTCGTGAAACACCCTATCTTTATCTAAAAAAAATTGTCACGCCTGTGTACGGTACTTTGAAAAAATTTGTGTTGTCAAACGCATTATTCCATTTTTCGTTTCCCACACACAGGCTACATACACTCTTGATGCCTTGATTTCTCGGACACATATCCAATGCCAACACAACACCAGATATCCGGCAATAACAATGGCTTTATGAATTTAACCCATTCAACATTGTGATATGGGATAATTCGCATAATCTCCGGTAACCACATAAATTATACCCACATAAAAGTTATTCCAAAAGCAATGAACATTGCCAATGCGAAGAACGTTACTCCTTCTGATGCTGTTTTCTGTTTAGGAGCATACCATGCGCCGGATATTGCTAAAATTGTCAGTACCAACGTTGTCATTATTTTTAAAATCATGAATCCAAGCATTTTTTCTTCGTCCTTCCTTCAATTTCATCGATCATTGCCATTACCAGTGCTTTAGCAAACTGGCTATTGTTATGTATTTTAATCAGCAAATTGCCCTGCCGGATAAGATACGACCAGTCATCATCCGTTTTCGGATTAGCACACTCTTTATGTATTTTCCAAACCTCTGTGTAGATCTCTTTAATCTCCGGTGGCAATTCACATTTCTCCTTAACTGGCAAATCTTCTTTAGGCTCTTTATCAAGTCTTCTCTTTTGGTGCTTCATCTGACAGCTAACCATTTCTGTAACGTTCTCACGGTCTCTCTTGATTCCGTGACCTTGCAGAAACAACTCACATTGCAGGACTTCACCGCATTTTGAACATTCGTCTTTTATCTCTTTCCCAAATATCTGCATACACTTAATCTCTACCAGTGACTACCGCTCTTAAAAATACTCCGATGATGAACAGGATATACACCCATGCAGGAGCATGTAATTGAAACAGTATCCATGCTAAAACTATGTAAATGAAAATCATGTGGTACACCTCCTAAGGGTCTTTTTTATTTTTGAGGAAATTTGAGGGACTAAGTAGGGGCTGTTCGCTGGTCCTGCCAGACCCCCTCCCCCTGTGTGCTATGTTTCTTTTCAACTATGCGTTAAACTAATCTTTCACGCAGTCTTATTTGTTATGCCTTTAACTATCCCATATTTCCGCACGTTTCCGCTGTTGTTGCTACTCATTTGCATCTATGTTGCTATCGTCATACGCTCCGGAATCGGTCAACATTGATATATTTTGTCCAAAATTTGTGTCTAATCGTGGGAGTTGGTCGGCTGTCCTGGTTATTTTGTGCACAATCTCTTGTTGTGTGGTCTGTTTCCTTCCGTGGTCGTTGTTTAATCGTTCCGTTGCTCCCAGCGCATTTCGCAGATTAAAAGCAACAAGTTGATCGCAATCTGCATCATCTAACCAATTTACAAAAGCTTTTCTGACCTCGTCCATGCTCGATGTACTTGATTTAGTCCTCCAGGCACTTAAAGCCTGTTTAGATATCCCTGTTAATATCTTAAATGTATCAGCTGTAGCAGTCATATCATAAGCGTTGGCTAACTCTCTAAGATATAAATAAACCTCATACAACAGATCTATGTTGTACGCATTGTAGTTAGTTAGCATTTGGTTGATACTATTATCCACTACGTTTTGGGGTATATCTTTTAATACATTGCTAGGTCTTATATAATTGTTATATATATATTGCATGGCACCATTAAAAACCGGTTGCCGCTGTGATCTCATGTCATCGATGCCATAAGCTGCACAATAATCGTCAAAGTATTTCCGGATATTTTTTTTAATCTCGTCAATGTTTGGAATCTCTCTGACGTCCTGCACCGCTCTACACCTCCTGAAATCTGCAATAAAAAAATCACAAGCATCACTCAATAAACCTATGTCTTTTGATCTCCTCCACAGATCAGGTAAAAACATAAATCTAAAAAAAGTGACAAGCTAGTGACTTCTTGTCGTTTCCGGTCTGTCGGCTCCGGTGGTCTTGGTTACAATCTGGGCGGCTGCATATCCAGAGGGGGTTGGATCTGTACCGCTGTCACTCGCACCGTGTTAACGTCGGCTCCCTAACTGCTTTTATCATACCACAAGACCTATTTATAAATCCACAACAACCTTTTACGCATTTGACAATTTGTTATGGTGGTATGTCTGCCGGTGATCCTGATCAAATAAAAATCATGCGATTAAAAAATATCATCCGTGTAAATTTGACAAATGGGATTTTTTGACAGACAGACAGGTAATTTTTGCAGATGGGCACATAGTGGCAGCCGGACAGCTCTAGTATTTATATATACTTGGTATATCATTGTCTTTCTGCATTTATTTATTTTTATTTTATCTAACCTTTATTTTATCTAATCTCCTTTTATTTAATCTGCGTCTACAAAATGTCTACAATTTGTCTACAAAATTTAGCACATTAAAATATCGCAGTGAAAATAGATCAAGAAAAGCAGGTGTAACAACCTGCTTAAAATATTTGACAATATGGGTGTTGTGTGCTATGATTTTAACAGTCTCACAGCGTAGATGGTCGCTGCGATGGTTCCGCTGCCGATTCTGGCGGGGCAAGGGTTGAAATAATTATGTTTCTTGTAAAACAATTATGTTTTTATTTGTTTTGCAATGTCTTCCGGTGTGGATGGATGCCGGAAGATCTTCCCACCAAATCCGGGAGGATAAAGGATTGAAACAATTGTAATTTTCATTATTCCACAGAAAAAGAGAGAGTTTTTAAACTCTCTCTTACTGTTTAATCTCTATTATCTTTTTTGCCCTCTCCGTAACACTCATAAAAAGCATCTGTAAGCCGTCCGAGCTGGTCCGGTGTAAGCTGGTCTTTCAGGTCATCCGGTATCCGGTCATAATTTACCCGGAATGTATCGCCACATCTGCCAATTTTGGAGGATTTTTTTACTTGCTCCAATTTATACATCTGTCCGAGTTCTTCCAGTGTAATTTCTCCGCTTTTTACAGCTTCCCGACCCTCTCTTGTTAAGATTTTTAATGCTTCGTCTTTTCTTACCATTCCGATTCCATTAATTCTCATAATTTTCCACCTTTTACCTTTCTTTTAAGCTATTTGTTTACTTGTTCTTCTGATCCGTTCCGCTCTCGCTGTGATCCGGTCAATTAACGCCCTGTCACCGTATACGGTTTTGTTGGCCAATAACTCCGGATCCGTCATGCTCTCCAGTGCTTGGAGCGTTTCCGCTTGCACTGTTTCCAGTGCTTGGAGTTCTGCCCGGTTAAATTCTTTTAGCCGTTCTGATTCGGTATTTTCCAGTTGATCCAGGTAGTACTGGAAGAATTGCCGGACGTTTGAGCGGATCCGGGCGGCTTTCTTTTCTGTTATCTGCTCCGGTGTTCCTTTCATTTCGTTCGCTCCTTTCGTTTGTTTGTATCTTGATTATATATCATGTTATATAACATGTCAATAGATTATTGCAATTATTTATTGATATTTTTCAAAAATTTCTTAGCGTCTACAACTTGCGGTTGCTCCGATGCTTTCCGTTCTGCTCTCCTCTGCTCTTGGAGCTGGTGAAGTCTTTCGTTTGCTTGCATCAATGCAACCTTTTCTTCTACTTCTGTACGCTCCGCATTTGCCTTTTCTGCGGTCTTTTCCGGCTCTTGCGGCAAATTCTCCGCTTGGCTCTCCAAACCGTCTAAATAAGCCAATACCGCCGATACAGCTATATCATTTATATTTATGTCTAATTCTGCTGCTCTGTCCTTTGTGCCTTTTGGTAATCTGATTTGTACAAGATCAAATTTACTGCGGTAATTGTTAATTGCTTTGCGTGTGTAATCTGCTGTCCTTGCCATCTGCAAAACCTCCTTTAATAAATTGTTTTATCATATTATATAACACTTTATATATAAATGCAATATAATTGTATATATATCATGTCATATAAATTTTATATAAATATTTATAGAAAAGTGTTGACACATGCTATATATCATGATATAGTTATCTCAACAAATAAAAAAGCCGGTGACACCTACCAAGCGAACACCGGCACCAATCAAAAAAGAAAGGTAGCTATATTATAGCACAGGTAAAAAGAAATGAGAAGAATAGACAATATAAATTTAAATAAA